AACCTTAAGGTATTTCGCCTCTAATCGTCTAGTCTCTGCTTCATATTCCATGTCCGTTAATTTACGCATCGGTAGTTCCTTTAACATTTGGTCTTCATATGTAGTAAGTAGTTTTTCTTCCTCGTCTGTTCTTTCTGGTCTATCAGGCATTACAAATTCGTTTTTTTTAGGTTTAATGATGAGTTTCTTTTTTTTAGGTTTAATAACGAGTTTCTTTTTTTTGGAAAGTTCAGAACATTTCTGAATGCATTTCTTTTCTTCATCCTTAGGTACAACCTTCTTTAGTTTCAACGTTTTTTTAGACATGATTTCTTTTCCAACACGGTCAAGTTTTCGGTTCTGGTAGGTATCTTTGTAAAATCGTGGCATACTAATATATCTTCATAATATAATAATCAATTTTTTATAACAAAAAATATATAGTAGAATAATATATGAAACACACGAAAAAAACTCGTAAAACTAAGAACGATTTTCCGCCTCTAACACCTAAACAACAATATTATTTAGAACGAGACCAGCAAAGAAGACGATTAGCCCAGAAAAAGGCAAAGAATACACCTCCCTCTCCACCATCTTATCCTCCTCCTCCTAAACGAACCCCTCCTTCGCGTTCACTACCAACACCTAAAAGAACCCCTCACAAGAAACCTATAAGGAATGTTGTAAAGAAGAAAATAGAAAAGAAATCAAAAAAAAAAATTAAAAAGGTCATCAATAAGGTAGTTAAAAAGAAACCTAGAAAGTATACTAAACGAATAAAAAAGCAAAGTCTAGTTAATAATAATACAAACGATGATTATAATTATAATGGAGAAATGGCATGGAAAACACGAGAATTATATGGTGACGAGTACATTTTTAGCAATAATAATAAAGGGTATACAGGATATACTGGATATCGCGGCAATTCTGCCTGGAATAGCAATTACAATTAATAATTTAATAACATCTAGATAAGTTTTAGATTAACCAGGGCATTTTTTGATGCATTCTGCTCTGCCTTCTTTTTTGTTTTGCCTTCACCACAGGAAAGAATTTCATCCTGAAATCCAATAACATTCACCATGAAACTCTTATGGTTGTCAACGACTTCACACGAAATATGTTTATAGGTTACCGACATATGATGAGTTGCGTGATAGTATTTGTTCAGTTGGTCTTTGTAGTTCGTATCATTATTAATAAGGTCTTCAAAATTGACCTTTTCCTCGATTAGATTAATAATAAATCGTTCACAGATCTGAAATCCAACTCCTGAATAGAAGTCAGTATATACCTTATTACTATCTTCAACTTCAATATTATTGAAATCCAGAAATAGAGCACCAATAAAGGCCTCAAAAACATCTTCTAGAATATTGGTAGAACTCCTACCATTACATTTGTCTTCAATATGTCTGGACATAAGAATATATTCACTGAATCCTAGTTCTTTAGAAAAGTAGGCAAGAGCTTCCCCATTTACCAACTTTGTTTTAAGTTTAGTAAGGAACCCTTCATTCTGTTTGGGGTATCTTTCGAATAGATATTTAGCAATAACTAGTCCAAGAACAGAATCGCCTAGAAATTCGATGCGTTCAAGGTCGCCATCCATTAGTTCTAACCCTCCTTCTGGTTTATCAATAATATCTTCTAGATTATTTTTTGTAATAGAATAGGATTTGTGGGTAAATGCTTGCTGGTAAATTTTAAGATTTATGATTTCATAGATTTCATATTGTTGTAGTATGTCTTCTACGAATTCTTTTGTAATAAGTTTATTGTTGAAATTGTACGGGTTTTTCTTTTCTGTTTCGGTTGACATTGTTTAGTGTAAAGTTATGTTATTATATGTAATTATTATTTTAATCAATTTTATTTAATAAATAAAATATATTATAATAGTAAATGTCTTTATACCAACAGATTTTAAAGCAGAAACCAAATATTAGTAATCAATTTACTCGTGTTCTACCGTGTGATTTTAATCCGGTTGTTTATAATAATTATAATAAAGAATGTGCAGAAAATAATACTATTTATAGGCGATTTAAACCGATTGATAATAAAATAAAAAATAATATCCTTCCCCCAAGACCTCGTGTTAGTGAAAGTACTAATCCTAAAAAATATGATAGACATGATGATAGATACCCTCTTTCATCTGAAAAACTATTAGAAAATAAGGATACATTTAATGATCACTATGACCAACAAAATATGGGTTATATGAATGACGAAGCATTCCTCCTAAATATCAATAAAAAGGCGGACAAACATAAAACATTCAATATCCACAATAAACTTATAGAACACGATGATTCTTCTAACCTAGATAAAATTTTTACAGATAGCGCTAAAAGTGGTCTATTTAACGAAAGAACTAGTCGCAAAATGATAATTAAAGACCTAACTATTAACAACCAGGAATGGTGTAATGGTGCTATTTTTAATCCTTCTGATTTTAATGAATCAAGCGAACCGGTTGCCTTTAATGCCAATTAATTTTTGAATTTTTTTTTGATGAGTAATAGACAATCTTCTTCTGATAATTTTTCGGGGTCTGTTTTAATACTTATAAAATGTTTTGCTTTATAATGAATATATGGACCATACTGTCCATTTTTAATGATAATATCTTTATTAATTGTTTTGATAAGATTATTCTTTTGCGAAGTTATAATCGTTGTTGCATCTTTCAAACTACATTCTTCCTGGATTGAAAAGTTTTTTTTGTCATAATTTAGATATATTCCATTCTTACCCTTTTTAATAACAACCTCTTTGTTTTTATACTTACCAAGTTTTTTTGGATATTTAAGTAAATTAATAGCTTCTTCTAGTGTTATATCTTCTATATTAATATTTGCAATAGGTGAATAATTATGTTTAGATTTATTGGTGTGCCTGACAACTGGTCCATATGTTCCAATATAACAAACAATTTCTCCCTTTGTTTCTGGATGTTTTCCAAGAACTCTTTTATATTTGTCTTTTTCTAGACTTGTCGTATCAATAAGTATAGAACTATTTGATTTTAGGTCACCATAGATATTCTTCAAAAAGTCATACCAGTTTAGTTTACCAAGATTAATTTCGTCCAACTTTTGTTCAATAATAGAGGTATAATCAGGCGATATAAGGTATTTAAAATTACTAACCATGAAGGTATTAACAATACCGCCAATATTAGTAGGAACCAGTTTTTGCTTTTCTACACCGCTTTTTGTTTTTAGTTTACTTGGATACAATTCTTTATCATTATTATTAATTTCTATAACATCTAGTTCTACATCACAACCTTCTATATCCTTTTTCTCTACATAATTACGTTCCTGAACAATATTAGTCATAGACGCATACGTACTAGGTCGTCCTATACCCAGTTCTTCTAGTTTTTTGATAAGTCCTGCTTCGGTATATCTGAGTTTAGGTTTTGTGTATTTTTCAGTTGCTTTAATATTTTTAAAATCAATCTCTTCGCCATTAGTAAGTGTGTTAGATTTAGGAACCTCCTTTTTCTTTTGTAGTTTCATAAATCCATCAAAAAGAACCTTTTCTGTTTTATAGATAAAGAAGTATTTTTCTATATCTTCACTTTTAATAAAGGAAGAGGTGATTTCCGATTTTGAATCAGCCATCATACATGAAAGTGTCCTTTCTTTAATAAGATTATACAACTTCTCTTCATTCGGTTCTAGATCTTCTGGAGTGCAACTAATATTACTTGGACGGATTGCTTCGTGTGCTTCCTGACAATTACTATCTTTATTTTTAAAGGTATTATTATTATAGTATTTATCTCCAAAATTTTCAATAATATATTGCTTAATATTTTTTTTAGCTTCTTCAGAAAGAATTACAGAATCTGTCCTATGGTATGTGATATGACCCTTTTCATATAATTTTTGTGCAACAGACATAGTGCTTTTTGGGGACATCCTAAACCTATTACTTGATTCTTGTTGTAGACTAGATGTAATAAAAGGAGGGGATGGTTTTTTTACTAATTTATTTTTTTTAATATCATCCACCTTAAAAGTAGTATCAGTACATTGTTCTAAAAAGTTAGTTGTTTCTTTTTTGTTTTTGATTTCTTTATTCAAATCACAAGTTATATTATTACCTAAACTAATAAATATACTGTTTACCTTATAACTATTAGCACTTTTAAATTTACTAATATCATCTTCTCTTTCTATAATCAAATTCAGAACCACACTCTGGACCCTACCCGCTGATAGTGTTTTTTCCTTGCTATATGAATTTTGTATATGTTTCCATAGAATAGGAGATATTGTAAATCCAATAATTCTGTCAAGCAACCGTCTTGCTTGCTGTGCATAAACCATATTCATATTAATATCCTTTGGGTGTTTTACTGCTTCAATCACGGCTGTTTTTGTAATTTCATTGAAAATAAGTCTCTTACGTTCATTTTGTTTTAGTTTTAGAACTTCGGAAAGATGCCAAGAAATACTTTCTCCTTCTCTATCATTATCACAAGCTAATAGGACACGGTCACAATCTTTATACAATTTTTTAATATTACTAATAACAGTATTTTTACCAGGTATTGTTTTATAAGTTGGTTTGAATTTGTTTTCTATATCAATAGACATTTTTTTTTGTTCTAAATCTCTGATATGACCAAAACTAGCACAAAATACATAGTCTGTTTTACCTAGAATCTTTTTAAATTTATCAATTTTAGTCCCAGATTCGAGGATAACAAGGTATTTCATGTTGTTACTATTAATTTATTTATTTTCAGAAATCAATTTTGATTTTAATTCATTATCTGCTAGGGTTTCAATCGTTTTTTTTATAAATAACACGATAATACAACTAAATATTATATTTAGTATATATGCAAAGTAGGATGGTGGCGTAATTATCATCTTATTATTCGATAGTTCAGAATAGAAATAAATTACACATAATAACTGGAACGGAGCCTTTATGAAAGCTTTACCTATTATAGTAGGAATTATAAAATTAAAAACAGATATATCATTTAGTCCACATAACATTCCAACAAAATCAAATGTGACATTCGGCCAGGATGATCCAATTGCTATAAATACGAAACTATTTTTTTTTAGATAACCTATATATTTCGAATAATCTTTTACATATTCTTGATATTCCTTCTGGTTATATCTTGCCAGAAAATAGGGTGGCAATTCACCTATAGCTGTTCCTATTCCCCAACTCAACACTATCGGAAGTGATTTCCAGAAAACATCAGAACTAATTGTTTCAGTTATAGTTGTTGTATTATAATTATTAATTATAGTCGGGATAAGAAATAATGTACCTGTAGGCAATCCAACCCCGAACCCTATAGTTGATAGAACCCCTAACAAAAACCAGTAGTAATAATAAAATATAGAAGAATCACCTGTTAGTATAGAAGTTAATGTAAACCCACCAATAAATAAAACACCTTTTGTTATAACGTTTTGGTGTTCTGTAAATAACTCTAAACTACTATTTAAAAGATTATCTTTGGCTAAAATTAAAGTTTCTCTAGGATTATTTATAAGAGACATAAATAAACGATTTAAATACTTTATAAATAGAAATATTACATGTCTATAACTTTAAAAAGTATTATAAAAAATGATATAAATAAGATGTTTAATGAGTATGTTTATAATTTAATTGAGGTTTTTTCGTTAGAAGTTGTCTGTTGTCATATTTATAAAAGTAAATTTATAAATATAGAATTACTTAAAAAACTATATATAACGATATTAAATAATCAACATCTAAATACGAATCTTATTCTAAATAACCTATTTATTAAAATTATTATGCATAATATTGGAAAGGAAATACCTGAACATGAAGTTTATAATTTAATTAAAGACATTAATACCGAAAAATTTAAGAATCATATATGTGATACAAATAATCATACCTTTAGTGAAGACACCTGTGATTTCTCTATTTATTATTCATTTGAAATGTGTTTATACCATTATTTGAATGATAATAATATTAATTATAATAGTTATATTAGCGAATATTTTGTTAGGAAATATTTATTACCAGAAACATATCAGAATTTTAAAACAAATACATTATATGTTTTGTCAGGTTCTAATAAAACACATTATTTAGAAGAGGAATTTGATAATTCTGACCGATATAAAAGTTTAAATTCGGTTCTTAATAATAAAAAAAAATTATCTATAAATAATTCATTATTATGGGATAAAACATTACTAAGTCAGGTTGACATATCATATCTGTTTCTTAATGATTTTAAAAAACAAGTACATATAATTAGGTCTGAAAGTATAGTTTATTATAATTATATCTATAAAATATATAACTGGTTGTATTGGTGTTACTGGAACCCCAATTCTCCATTTAGAAAAAAAAAATTATCAAACGAGTATGATTCATTTACAAACGTTTAATACAATCTGTTATAAGAGGTTTTTTAGTCCGATTTAACTTTCCAGGTGGCTGACAAACATCCTGATATATTTCAGATCTCCATACACTACCTCTAAAACAGTCATCATGGGTATTACACGTTTGTGGTTTATAATATCTTGCAAATGATTTTCCTGGAATAAATGGTTCTGGTTTATAACAACTTACACACACTATAATTACTAAAAATAATAATAGAAGAAATGGATATAACATTATATATAACTATAATAATTTATATTCGGAGAGGTAGTGATTTACATTTTTCAGAGTTACTTGCCGGGAAAAAATCATTTCCATTTGAATCATCCTCTGATTCTCCATTATAATTCATATTTTCTGCTCTCTGGTCTTCTAACAAACTATTAATATTAGAAGGGTCAACAGTAACATTATTATTCTTATAATGATTATGGTTATTCATACCCATTTTTGTTGTAGTCGTTTCTGGTCTATAGGTAACTTGAGATCTAGTAGTAACCGGGGCAAGTGTAGTAGCAGGAGATCTAGTAGTAACCGGGGCAAGTGTAGTAACCGGGGCAAGTGTAGTAACAGGGGTAAGTGTAGTAACCGGGGCAAGTGTAGTAACCGGACCAAGTGTAGTAGATGGACCAAGTGTAGTAGAAGGACCAAGTGTAGTAGATGGACCAAGTGTAGTGGTAGGAGCAAGTGTAGTAGATTGGGCCTTTTTGGTTTTATCCTTAAGAAGTTCTCTGACTCTATTTAAGGTAACCGTATTTTCATCTGTGTTATTTTCTAATAGATTCATTATTAGAGGAAGAACATCTTTATAGACCGGGCAAGGTGCTGGTGGTGGACATTTAAGTTTAGACATAAGATTCTCTCTAATTTTTTCCTCATTAGGACACTCAGGGGCCTTAGGGCAGATAGGTTTATTAAAGTTATCTACAATGTGGTCATCGAGAGATTGTAAAAATGATTCATTATCTTTACATTTCTTAAATAAATTTTTACACTGCGATTCAGTTAGATCTGGGGTTTTTAGGTCAATTGTTGGGCATATACATGCCGGACATTTCTGCTGGGGTTGCTGAGCTGATTTATGAATGTAGTCATCAAGATTTGGGACCTTAGGACAATTATCCTTGAGGGATGTTTTTGGGACATAATCATCTATATCAAAATCTTTATCACAAGGACAGTATTCTCTTGCTATTTCTCTTGCCACTCTTTCAAGTTGAGTATTTTTAATATTTGAATTACCATTTGAAGATCCACCGGAACTGGTAACTCCTGGTTCGCTAGTATTATTATTTGAACCAATAGACATTGCTATATCATTGTGTAATTTTGCAATATTAGTTGTGCTAACTGGTTCAGTTGATTCAAAATTTTCTACACGCTTAACAACTAATAAAAAAAATAGTATTACCAAAATAGGAATTATTATTATAAAATTATTCATTAAAATACTAATAGAAATTAATTTAGGATGAACATTTAAACTTCACTGTTTTAGATTCTTCTACATTATTATTTCTAGTTATTGGTAGTATATTAGGATTTTCCTTTAGTTTTTTCATAATCCATTTCTTTAATTCTGGATCTATATTCAAATTTATATTTTCTTCATTTACATATGTAGTAATTGTTTCGGGAGTTAGAACCTGGTCAGCATATTCCATTTTATTTTCTACCCCATTTTTAGAAACTTTTAAACGAAACTGTCGTTCCCCATTAGAACTGACATCATTAACAATACTTAACTCTTCTGGATTATAAATTTTTGCAGTTGTTTTAGGTATAGTAGTAGTTGAACCCCCATTGTTAGACGATACGGACGTAGAATTTGGATTATACTCTTCTACTACCTTTTCTAGAGTTCTTAAAATTATATAATCATAATATTCATCTAATACCTTTTTATCAAGTTTACCATATAGTTTAGCTACAATTCTAAAATTACCACCAAACCAACCATCGGTTACATCGATATTATCAATCTCAAACTGTGGTGGTGATAAATATAGATCGTCTAATAGGACACTACTAATCTTAAGTTCGAAATATTTTGTACAATCTTTTGTTAATAGTTTTGCGGCTGGATACATTTCAGTCATTTTTGCACCGGTGTTCCATTTTAATTCATATATATCTGTTCCTGCTTTATAGGTATAAGGTTGTTTGGTAACAGAAGAAACACTAATAGGTGCTTCTGTATTAGGTCTTGGAACATACATATTTCTAACGTAAGCTCTCGTCCCACACATCTCTTTTACACTTGTTTGTTTGTTATTACATTCATATTTAGAATTAACAGGAGCAACGCCATCTACTTC